GCTGCGGCACTCCCTCCATATAAGAGAGCTACTGTGCAAATACTGAGACAGTTTCTGTAGTACTTTCTATATTTGTTGTGCGGTTTATCGTTGTCATGTTTGATAAACCAGGACCACGATAGGTTTCTGTGTATTGAAATGGCTGGCCTCCATTTGTAATGGTGACGTTTGGTTTGGTGGTGAGATCTAAACCTGTCCATGTTTGTGATGATCCATCAACTGTTCCTGTTACAGAGGTGCTATTTGGGGAAATTGTTGATCCATTAATAGTTAAATTGCTACCAGTCAATGTATATTGAGAACCCGTATTATAATCTTTTGATACTATAGATTCTACGACTGTTGAAACAGTACGAGTGGTGGACTGCATACTGCCCTGAGAGAAATTAGGCACTACAGGAACACTATAAGCCGGAGAACTTATAAGTAATAACAGTGGCAAAAGCCGCTTCATTACTTAACAGTTAATGCACTCTCCATACTGCCAATCGCAGAAGTACCAGCACCACCAGCGGTAAGAGTAACAACACCAGCAGATGTAATTGTTCCTGCTAATGAACCAGCAACTCCAGCAGCAGTAGAAGTTACATCACTAAAGTTACCTACTGCTCCTACCGATGGAGCTGAAGTAGGTACAGCATCTGCTTGCGTATATGATTGCGAAAACGAGAATGCGGCTCCTGCTGTATCTTGTGTTGCAGCAATCGTTCCAGGCGAATAAACGCCACTCGTAATTGTCCCCGCTGAGACGGTTCCCGCAGTCGTGCCATCTGTGGTGTCAATGTTACTTCCAGATACAGAGAAACTAGAACCAATCCTTTCAGCAGCAGTCGCAGCGGCATTTACTGTGAGCTGAGTGCTTGTAGTAATGGAATGAGTTATATCTGCTTTAGCTGGTGAACCAAGCAGTAACAATAAAACTAAAAGCTTTTTCATACTTCCTCTTTAGGTGGAGTAGGTGGAGTTTCAACTGCTTGAACTACTTCAACTCCATTAATAGTTAGTGGAGTCTGAACTCGAATAACTTGTTCACTAGCAGACTTACTATTCTTAGCCATCATTGCTTCCATATCTTCTTTACTTACTCCATTACTCTTTTTGTCTTTAGCTGTAGCCAAGCCAAAAGTGCTGAGGGCTCCCGTAAACACGCTGGCAATGAAGGTCGGATCGAAGGTTTGCTTAGGGATACCAGGTAAATCCACATACGCAAGAGTCAATATAAAGCCACTCCAAACAACAATTCCCAAACGCACTGCTACACCTACGATTGCAATCTGTTCATCCTTATCAGGAGTGATCTCCTGAAGTTTATTCATTACACCTTTTTTCTTTTCTTCCTTCTTGTCTGAAGGAGGAGCGGTCTGTTGGTCTGTCATAAATAAAAAGAAACACAGGACAACATTAGCGATAAACTAAGACAAATACAAAATAGAGTCTATGTGTACTGGAAAAGATGGCGAAGGGTTTAACCTTTTGAACCCTCTTGCAATTGGTAAGACAAGCGAAGCAATTGATTCTGTAAAAAGCGGAGATCCAACAAAAAGCTTTAGCGGAAGCCCAATAGCAGATCTTTTTGAAAACCGCAGAAAGCTAAATGAAATAATTAACAATATGGATCGATGAGTGAAATCTGGGCAGCCCTAATCGGAGTAGCAGCGACAACAGTTGTAGTTGCTATTAGTAACAATAGCTCAAGAAAAGAGCGAGATATTCGTGAATTATTCCATCGAGTAGTGACACTTGAAAAACAAGTAGCAGCATTGAAGCCAAGGAATTGGCGTAGCTAACTACCTCAGTAAAGGATCTTTCGGAAAAACGCAAATACCTTCCACGTCAAATTTTAAAGTTTCCCAAGTATCCGTGTCGCAAGCAACGCTCCAAGCCGACTCTGCGCTTTCAGCTACAACTACAGTCTGAAATCCTCCTCCCCCATCCACGACAGAATAACCAACAAACTCACCAGGAATTCGAACAACCCAAGCACGTGGTCTTTTAATGCCCTGGGATATGCATCCATCCTTTTCCTGTATTTTTCTTGGGAAGATCTTGGAGAGGAATCCCCAAAACCTTGGCATCGAGCGCCCCTTCAATGTCTCCCATGTGCGCTGCCAGTTCAAGATCCCAGAGTTCACTCTGGCGTTCACGCATGGCACGCTCTTCATCAATAGCTAACGACTCATTCCAGTATTGAACAGCTCCTGCCAATGCGTCCAATCTGTCATCATGTTGTAAGCAATTTTTATCTTGTGTTAAGTGAGTTAATTGATGAAATAACTGATAACTAAGAGCTGTTTCTACGGAATCCGCATCTCTTTGCTTGGCATCATTCTCAACGACAGAACGATTAATAATTAAGCGATGTTGGTTTAATACAGGCTCTAAAGCACTGATGATCCTTCTTTCTTTTTGCATGTTGCTTCTTGTCGGCTCAACAGTGCATGGATAGATCTTGCGTAAAAACGGCTGCAAAAGACTCTGTAGCATCCCCTGACCGAACTGATCCTCCAAAAGGATGAGTTTTACCTTTTGTCTCTTAGCTGCTTGTGCAAGACCTTCTAGGACTTTCTCCGTATAACCTTCCCTAAAAGAACCGACCTCTAATACAAATAGATTTCCATTGAGATGAGCGACAATGGCATAAGCCGTTTCATCAAGACCTTTACCTGATGGGTCAATGTGCATGACACACCCTTGAAATTCCAACCAGTCACCATGTAAAAATGCTGGTCGATGGTAATAATCTCCACTAAATCCAACAGCAGGTAAGTCACTGATTCGATATTCAGCTCCTGACGACCAAATAATTTTTTCAGGTGCATGGTCTTTTATTTCCATTACGACCAAATCCGATAGTCTTAAAGGAAATCTCAGGAGATCAGAAAGTGTTGTATCTAGCTGAAACTGAAGAGTGAACTGTGAACGACCATAACTTGCTTCTCTTTCTAACAAATCAAGATCTGAGAAACGATCGGGATCTGTCGGAGATCCTTTTGATGACATACATCTCTTTTGAATCACTGGCGCAAGCGCTTCTCCATACTTCTCTGGCTTCTCTGGATACCTAGAAGGCCAAATACGACATTCATAATTCCTCAATCGAAGCTTGTTATAAATACTTTCTTCTGTTTGGGGCGTTCCTAAGAACATAATCTCCCCACCAGGCTTCAAAATTGCATTGAATTCACCGACTGATAATAGTAATTTCTCTCTCATGCCCACTGTCCAAGCAGTATTTGGAACTTCTACGTCATCAGCAAGGATCAAATCTGCCCTAGATCCAGTCAATTGCCCAAAAATACCCACTGATTTCACGGAAGGACTCTGATCTGGGATAGCTGGCCTTACGTCAAACCTATTACTTGCACTTCTTTGCTCATCTCGATCAGGATCTAAGCACTGCATTAGACCCATTTCTCTAATTAGTCGCAAACAGAACTGTGCAAAGTCATCAGCTCTTGTTTTACTAGCCGACACCACCATAATTTTCTTCTGTGGGTCGTTTCTTAGCAGCCAAAGTACATAAGCTGCTGCCATCCAACTCTTTCCTACTCCCCTAAATGCTTCAATAATTCTTCTCTTTGGTCCACCTTGCATATATTCCGCTATATCCAACTGCACTGGTGTCGGATCTGGTAATTGAAGATGCCTCCACACCAACACAAGGAAATATCGGAAGTCCTCGCTATACGGTTCAGGTAACTTCTGCCATTTTTTTACACCCATTTATTTTTTTGTTCCTTTTTTAGGAGGTCTTCCTTTCTTTGTTCCGTAAGTTCCTTTTCCTTGTGGCATGATTAAGCTCTTCTCTTCTTTAAGTTTATTACATTCTCTATATCTGGCAAAGACTTAGCTAATTCTCCGAATTCACTTCCTTCCGATGGCTGTGCTGAAATCTGATTATCCTTCAGAAACTGTCTAAGAATATTTAACTCCGCAGTCCCTAGCGTTCCTTCTTTCAACCTCTCCATGAAAAGATGAGCTAATCCTGCGTGAAGTTCACTTAAAACTTCTGTCGTTGAATCTTTTTTCATAAATAGCATTATAAACAAAAAGAGGCCTACCCACCACAGGAGACCTCCTCTTGCTTGACCAGTAGATCTCAGGCTAGGGGATTCTTTTGTTAGCCATGGTCAATACACTAAATTATCACCTAATAGTCCACTGTCCACAATAGAAGAAACATTAACTCTCTATCTTAGATCGATCCCTGACTCTTTCTTCTCTGACTTTCCACTTTTTTACCGCAAAAATGTGAAGGGGTAGACGCAATACTGGTTAGCTAGAATTCCCCCATAGGCCACTCGCTCCGATTTTTCAAAGAGGGTGGGAGGGGCCATTCCTTGATGATCCTCATGCGCATCCTTGTCCATCGCTGGAATATTTCTTTTATCTATGGTCTGGGAAAATGGAGTGAATGGTCTTAGGTGGATTAATCTGTTTGATTGATTCACCGCCCAATCAGTACAGAGTTGACAAACGATGTATACTGAATGTATTCGGAATCGCTTCCGATCTTTTGCACCTTGACAACCCACCACAATGGAATCAATCACAGAAGGATTGAGTAAGATCGAGTTCGCTCTTGATGATGCAGAGAAGGTAGTCCGAGCGCTCCAAGAACTTCGCAAGGAGACAACCGAGGAGGACTGGCAAAAGATGGAGGATGTTCATAAGGGGTTCTTAATGGAACTCTTAGATGCAGCCTCTGACCTTGAAGCATCAATGGAGATGACCGACTTAGATGAAGAGTAAAGGCTCTTTGGGATGGTTCGACTCCATCCCTCATCATTCCCTCAATTAAGAGGGATTAAACCCACCACAAGGAGGACATTATGTCACGTTTATTCGATGCTTTAGATGAAAGGTTTGATGACCTTGATGAGTGCCGAGACGTTGCCCAGTATGGCTGCGAAATGGGGGTAAGTGGTTTCATTTATTACCATGAAACAAGGAAGTTTTTCTTTGAGCATGAAGATGAAATAGAAGCTTATCTTGACGGCATTTATGGGGATTCAATACTTGAAGACTTAAGCAAAGAGAATAAATCAATTAACCAACTAATCAATGCGATGGTTTGGATAGTTGTTCGGGATCATTGCAGCTGTATAGCTGGTAAAGCTGAAGAACTGCAAGCGGTCTAGCTAATCCGTAAAAGCGGGAGGTCAGGTGCAAACCCTGACCTAGCTATTCCCTCTTAACTGAGGGAAGGGACTCAATCCCTTAAACCCACCGCAAAAACACTATGAATTACATAGTTGAATCGTCTTACTATGACAATCGCTGGCAACAGGTTGAAAGCTTTATTTCTAAGCGAACAGCTATAAGGCTAGCCATTGAATGGAGCAAGACTTGGCCTGAATATAAATTCAGAGTCAAGAAAGAAGTAACCCTCCCAAATATTGGAGGAAAGTAAATGAATGTCACTGCCAAATCAAACAAAGATGATGTGATTACAGCAGCCTGCGAAATAGTCGACACACAAGAGAATGTAATTAAGGATCTGAAAGACAGAGTTAAATCCCTTGGTTATCTTCTTGCTGTCACTTTCTCTTTGCTTGTACTTACATCATGACCTTACGTTTGATTATTTATCCAACGCTTGCCTTGTTAATAGGCTTAACTGTTTTCAATTCTTGTAAAAAAGAAATTGAATCCTCGCCTCTAGGCACAAGGCTTGAACGCCGCAGTTCAACAATTGAAGAGTTACTTAAATGAGGGAGCTTCGGCTCCCTTTTTTTTATGTAAAGAATCTATATACAATCAGACGCAATCATGCGATGATTGTCTGGCTATCCCACCACGCATGAATCCAAAGGATTATATTCCGAGTCGATACCAACAAGACAAAGAAATGTTCAATGCTTTTTGGCGTTGGCATAGGGATAGGTATGGCACCGAACCAACCACTCAATTATCTATTGTGTGCTGCGACTTTGCCTTACACCTACAAAGAAACCCACCCAGCTTATCTAAATGAGCCAAGGAATCGAATGGGTAAAGCGTAATCAATGGAGAGTACGCCGCATGGCTTGTCTTTATTACATTGATAAACGCTTTATAAAATCACATCCACAACACTCACTTTATACAGGACTAAATGACATCAACCCCTTTCAAGTGGCACAACCTAAAAACAGAACCACCAAAGATTGGGCAAGCCAACGATGACGGGAAAGTTATCTACTGGAGCAGATCAATGGGTCTGTACTTTGGTAACTTTCAACGCCCTACATTTGAGGACACAACCCAATGGACTTATGCACCGCAACCCTGCGGTGACAAGGCTAGTCGAGAGGAATTACTTGAGGCTGGCTTTGCTAAAGCAGAATCAGAAGAAGACTGGGGTAAAGACGGTAAGTTGGAACCCTGGCAACGTATTCTGATGAAGATAGCATTCATTAAGGGTGCTAATTCCAATCTCTAATTAACAATCATGGCTGAAGAATCAACCACTCCTATCAAGGAAAAGCTGCAAGTATCAGTGCCGCCTGCATTGATGAAAAGACTGTCTCTTATTTCACAAGCAGAAGGATTAGCACTCTCTGAAGTAGCTCAACGTGGTCTTAGTGACTGGGTCGAGCGTAATTACTGCGAGAAGATTGCCTTCTGGTCTACGGAACTATCATGAATCCCGATGATGCATGGAAGTCTGACCCAAAGATTACTCGGATGATGAAGGTAATCTTTCCTGTTAGAAAAATCCCTCTGTCCAGAGAAGAAGAGATGAGGCAATTGTTCGAAAGAATCTGGCATGAAAAGGACAGCAGTTGACCAAGACGAGCTTGAAAGAGAAATGCTGACACTTGGTCGTGACCGAGTACGGCTGATCTCTAACAGGCAGCGTCAGAACAAGATGGAATCGCTCGGTAAATGGGGTGAAGTACTTACTGCATATGGAGTAGACACAGTCATTACCCATCTAAGATCGATCAGAAGAAAAATTGAGAAGGGCAGAGCAGGTAAGTCATTTGCTTTGCTTACTCCTATTACTTACCTACCTCCTCAACAGGTAGCTGCCGCTTCAGTTCGGACTATCATTGACAGCCTTAGTTCTAATCCGACACTACACTCTGTTGCTATTGACGTAGCAGAGAAGCTATGGATTGAGACCATGCTTGATTGGGCTAGTAAGGAGGAGCTAGTCAGATTTAATCGAGGCCGTAGCCGCAAGGCTCACAAGATGGCAGCAATCAGGCGCATGAGACGCACTGAGAACTGGGAGGCAAGAGAACGCATGGCGTCAGGTGCATTCATGGTCGAATTAATCGCACGTGAAACAGGCTTGATTGAGATTGTTATTGACAAGACTTACAAACCTCAGCGCCGAGTAGTTCGAGCAACCGAACAATGTATGGCATGGATTAATGATGTCAAGACTCAACAAGAGTTGATGACTCCTAACTATCTGCCTATGTATGTCAAGCCAAGACCTTGGACTACTCCCTTAAGCGGTGGATATCAGAACAAGAAGCTACCTCTTTCATTACTGAAGAGCAATAGCAAGCTTGTCGCAAAGAACTGTGATGGAACTGAGCCATTCATTACTGCTGCCAACCTTCACCAAGGAGTGGCACGCATAGTCCATACATGGATGCTTGAACAAATTGAACACGCCTATGACTTGAACCTAGAAATAGGCTGCCTATTGCCTAGGGATGGATGGCCTGTCCCTCCTTACCCCAAACACTTAGATGAAGACGACCCTGGCGTATACCAGTGGCGTATTAAAGCTAAGACCATTCACGAAAAGAATGAGAAGACAAGGGGTGCTCGCATTGGTATAGCTAAAACGCTATGGGTTGCTCGCCGCTTCAAGGGAGAGGAAGAACTGTACTTCCCAGTATCGCTAGATTTCCGAGGAAGAATTTATTATCGACCTCCGTATCTAAATCCTCAATCCAACGATGTGTCGAGAAGCTTGCTTCTGTTTGCCAATAAAACTCCGATCACAAACGAGAAGGAGTTGAACTGGTTGCGAGTTCATGGGGCTAATCTTTATGGGTTAGGTAAGTCCGATTGGCAGACTCGCATTGACTGGACTCATGAACATGACCAGTTGATTACAGGGGCAGGTAATGACCCGTGGCTAAACGCTGAGTTCTGGATGAGAGCAGATAAACCCTGGTCTTTTCTTGCTTTTTGTAGAGAGTACTACCTCTTTAGGAAGCATGGCTGGGGTTATGAGTGTGGATTAGGGGTAATGCTTGATTGCACTTGCTCTGGAATCCAACACTATGCTGCTTTGCTCAAGTCAGAGGAGATGGGAGAACTGGTCAACCTTAAACACAGTGACAAACCTCAAGATATATACAGCAGTGTTATGTCGAGAGCTAATAAAGTCCTGCGTTTAAGTGACGATCCAAGGGCAGCTAAATGGCTGAGCCTTCAGCCAGATAGAAGCTTGGCGAAGGGACCAGTAATGACCACTCCATACAGTGCAACTGAATTGAGTTTCTATTACTCCTGCTACGACTGGGCTAGAAAGAGAGCTAAGAAAATGTTTGGCAATTCCTCTTGGACTACAAGGAAGGGAGCGATGTCAACCGTTCATTACATGGCTCAAATCTTGCACAAGGAAGCAAGTGTTTTAATTGGACCAGCCGTTAAGGCAATGGAATGGTTCAAGTTGATAGGCAGGAGAGCAGGCAAGCGTGGTACTCCACTTCAATGGGAATCACCCTCTGGTCTGCTTGTTCACCAGGAGTATGCCAATACCAGAGAGACAAGGATCAGGCTGAAGTATTTATCTGACGTACACATGGACATCAGGACAAGAATAAATCAGACTGGTCTTGACTCCAAGAGGATGGCTAACGCACTCAGTGCAAACATTATTCACAGTCTGGACGGATCGGCGATGTCATTTGCCACGATTCACGCCATGATGAATGGTATTCAAAACATAGGAGGTGTACACGACTGCTTCAGTACCACCCCAGCAGAGATGAGCCAACTGCGGGACTCGGTAAGACAATCATTCTCTGATATGTATTCAGAGGACTGGTTACATCACATAAAACAAAGGCTCCTATCACAACTACCCGAAGAGGATCTACCTCCTGGTCCCGAACCTGGAGAACTAGACATCTCTCTCGTAAAAACAAGCAACTACTTCATCACATGAGACACAAATCAGAGGTCTTGACTCTCAAGACACCCACCGCACGCCTTCTTTATGCATGGCTCGTAGAACCAGACACTAAATACGAACCAATGTGGAAGGTTACATTTGCTATTGATGCTGACAAGGCAGCCGATACAGAGCAACAGTTAGATGAATTCCTAAAGCGTTGGAAGCAGCAACTCAAACTAGCTGAACCCAACAAGCAATGGAAGATGAACGAGAAAGGCGGTACGCCTTGGGGCTACGAAGAGATTGAAGACGGTGACGAAAAGATCAGCGCTTTTGTTATCAAAGCCAAGATGAAAGTTGGCGGCATTAACGAGAAGGGCGAGGCATGGAAGAGTAATCCTCCAGCCTTGTACGACTCCAACGCCAGGCCATTTAAAGAGGCAGACAGGATGACGGTCAACAAGTGTGGACCTGGAACGTTAGGAGTTGGAAGCCTTCGAGTATCTGGCTATGAAGGTGGCTTTGGAGTTGGAGTAAAAGTTCAACCTGAAGCTGTTCAAATAATTAAACACGTTCCATATACGAGAGCAGCGACTGGCTATGGCTTCGAAGCGCAAGAAGGCGGTTTCTCCTCAGAGGAAACCACATCTCAGAGTAGTTCGAGCGAAGCCGACTTCTAAATATCGAAGCAAGTTTGAGGCTGGTGTTGCGGCCAGTCTCAACCAGCGCAAGGTTCCTTTTCAATACGAAACTCTCTGCCTTGATTACATAATCGAAGCAAAGTACACACCCGATTTCATCTTGCCAAATGGGGTAATCGTAGAGACCAAAGGACACCTACGAAAAGAAGATAGGCGCAAGATGATTGCTGTCAAGAAGGCGCATCCTGATTTAGATATCAGGCTGTGCTTTCAAAACGGCAATGACAAGATTAGTCGTGCCAAAAAATCTCTGACTTATGGTCAATGGGCTACAAGGCATGGATTTGTATGGAGTAGCGGCTTCATCCCTAACTCTTGGTACTCAACATGATTACTGGAATGAAACACATCTCTATTAGAGGAGGTGAGCAAACTATGACTGAAGACTACGCACTGATTAAGAAGAAAGATCGAGCTGGGTTTGATGGTAAGAACATCATGTGTCCTAACTGTGAACACACGACAAGGATCTATAACCTTGCTTGGTCTTCACTGAATTGCCCTAGTTGTAAGGCTGATGTGCCTAAGTACAACGGGTGGTTGATTGACCAGCTAGATACTTGGCAAACACCACGATGAACGCTACTAATTTCAACAACTACGGATCAGGCCTAGCCAAAACTCCAAGCGGGTATGACAAGTTAATTAAAAAAGAAAGAAAGCATCTTGCTTTTTACAAGAAGAATGGCCCTTCTCAAAATGTTGAAACAACTAAAAAATTAATTTCTCATCTCGAAGAACAGAAACAAAAACTTTCTTCTCCTATGACAGAGAAAATTAATTTCGCAAAAAAAAGAATCAGTGAATTAAAACTCCTAATCCACCACTGGGAAAAAACCAATGAACAGAAGGAACTTCAGGAAAGGACTAAGTGAGACAGACCGTGAACAAGTTCAAACGATTTTGCACCATGCCACGCTTACTGAACTAACAGCACTAAGCAAAGTATGCACAGGTCTAGTTAATGAGGATTGGCTAGATGACAAAGAGCAAAAGTAAGTTCGTTAAGCACGGGCCATGCCCTGAATGCGGAAGCAAGGACAACCTCGCTTGGTTCGATGACGGACATGCAACGTGCTTCGGCTGCGACTATCAGTATCAACCCACCAAAATGAAAAAGCCCGAACCGCTACCGCTACCGCTACCGCAAAAGCAAAAGGTAAAGCTGATTAAGTTCCTTGACTGCCGTGAACTTACAAAGCGTGGAATCACAAAAGAAACAGCAGAACTATATGGCTATGGATATGGGGAATACCATGGTCAGCCTGTTCAAGTTTCAACCTATCAAGACCAACTTGGTAGAGACTGCGCTCAACATATTCGCTTTGCCGACAAGAAGTTTTTATGGATTGGCGACACTAGTTCAATCCAATTATGGGGCCAGAAAATATGGAGGCAGAACCATGGCTCCTCGTCAAACGTATTCGCTGTATTAACCGAGGGCGAGGTCGATGCTCTCAGCGTGAGCCAGTGCCAAGGCAACAAATTCCCTGTAGTTTCTTTGCCAAACGGAGCGCAATCAGCTAACAAATATATATCTGCAAATATCAAATGGTTATCTCAATTCAATCGAATTGTTCTATGCCTGGATTCGGATGAACCCGGTATGGCCGCCGCAGAGAAAGCTCTCGAAGTCCTCCCTCCTGGCAAGGCAGCTATCTGCCGACTACCAAGAAAAGATGCTAATGAGATGCTCGTCGCAGGAGAAGGCGAGGAGTTACGCAGTCTGCTCTGGAAAGCAGTGCCCGCCAGGCCTGATGGCATCCGTAATGCGTGCGATCTTTGGGAAGAACTAATCAAGCCAGGTGCTGCATCTATATGCAAGTACCCTTGGCCTCAGCTTGATAGATGCCTGCGTTCTTACCGTAAGGGTGAGATGATTACAATTACAGCAGGCAGTGGGACAGGCAAGAGTTCCTTGTGTCGAGAGCTAGCCCATCACTTCTTAATCAATGGACTGAAGGTTGGATACATCGCACTCGAAGAAAGTATTCAACGCACATTGCAAGGCATAGTCGGGATAGAACTAGGGAAGCCTATACATCTTGACCCTTCACTTGCCGACGAAGAGACAACCCGATCAGCCTTTGATCGTCTTTGTGCAACGGAGCGTCTCTTCCTTTATGACCATTTCGGGTCGATGGATCCCGATCGCCTTGTTGAACAGATCCAATACCTTGCGAATGTAGAGGGTGTAGATGTTGTCTTTCTTGACCACCTCACCATAGTTGTGTCTGGGCTCACGGACTGTGACGAGAGGCGTGCGCTCGATGTTACTTGCACCAAGCTCAGGCAAGTCGTCGAAAGTACAGGCGTGGGCCTCTTTCTCGTCTCCCATCTCAAACGCCCAGAAGGGCGAGGCCATGAAGAGGGAGGAAAGGTTTCTCTTGGGCATTTGCGTGGCTCGCATTCAATCTGCCAATTATCAGACGCCGTCATCTCCTGCGAGAGAAATCAACAGGGAGATGCAGCAGAACGTAGTGAACTACAGCTACGTGTATTGAAGAACCGCTTCTGTGGAACCACGGGAGAGGTTGACAAACTCCTATACGACCAGGACTCAGGTCGGTTAATCATTCCTATGTCTTCTTTTTTCTCATGACTTTATTAATTGATAGTGATTGGCTGTGTTATTCGTCATGCTGTGCGTGCGAACACGATCTCAGATGGGAGGACGGTGACAGGCATTACCTTTGGTCTAGCGAGGCAGATGTTATGTCGCTAATAGAATCAAGAATCACCCAGTACCAAGGGTTAACGGATGACAAGGGCGAGGTAATCATGTGCTTCTCTGACTATCCCACTTTCCGACATACACTTCATCAGGAATACAAGGCCAACAGACTAGGGAGGCGCAAGCCTCTTGCTCTTTCAGATATAAGAAAAAAAGTAGCAGAAAATTATAAAGCGATTAGCTTTGATGGACTGGAAGGTGATGACGTTATGTCTCTCCTTGTAACTGGAGAGCGATATGAAGATCCGATCATTGTTTCTCCTGACAAGGACATGAGGGGAGTGCCTTGCAGATTGCTAGCCAAAGATGAAGTGGAATTAATAACAAGGAAGAAAGCTGATCGACATTGGATGATTCAAACTTTGACTGGAGATTCAACCGATAATGTAAAAGGATTAACAGGAGTAGGACCAGTAACGGCAGAAAAAATACTTGGAAAAGCAGAACACTTTGAAGACTTATGGTTGAAGGTTCATGAGGCTTACGTTAAGAAGAAACAAAGTTATGCTGATGCTGTTATGACCGCACGTTTAACTCGCATACTTAGAGACGGTGAATATAATCATGTAACAGGAGAAGTAAAACTTTGGGAGCCAGCACAATGAATGATGAAGACCTATGGCCGCCCGTAGACGAGGCAATTCTTCGCAAGTTAGATGAAATTTATCCCGAACAATGTGCTTCTATTGATATGAAAGATCGTGAGATCTGGCATTATGTAGGAGCAAGGTCGGTGGTACGAATGCTTCATTCCGTTTATGCTGACCAAAACAACTTAGAGTCTTAATTATGTGCGGAGGCGGAGGAGGCGGCAGCCGACCTGACAATAGTGAGTCGCTAAGACTCCAGCGTGAGCAAATGGCTCAACAACAAAAGCAGTTTGAAATACAACGTGCTGACCAGCAGAAAAGGTATGAAGAACAAAAGAAACAACAGAACGCACCACCACCACCAGCTCCTAGCCCTACGGCTGACGTAGCAGCTGCTGCTTTAGAGATAACGCCAACAGCCGAAGCCCCATCCAGAGCTAAAAAGGGCTATGGAAGAAGACGCTTGCGTTCTGACTTGGGAATAGGTGGCAGCGGTGGAACTGGTATTAACGTCCCTTAACTAAATGGAACTCAATCTAACAACAAGTCTTGATAGTCAAGGTCAAGCTTACGGTGGAAAAGATAAGGGAACTGTCGCCTCCCGTTATCAACAACTGGTTACTGCAAGAGATCCCTTCCTTCAAAGAGCAAGAGATTGCAGCAAGATTACACTTCCTACTGTTGTGCCTGACTCCAACATGGGAGATCATGGCAGGCTTAAAACTCCCTATCAAGGGGTTGGCAGTCGTGGCGTAAATCACCTGACAAACAAACTCTTAATAACACTCTTCCCTCCTAACTCTCCCTTCTTCAAGCTAGAGATAGATTCCCTTGCCTTGCGTGTAGCTGAAGCAGGACCAGAGATTAAGACAGAGTTAGACACTGCGCTTGTCAAGGTCGAACATGCTGTAATGCAATTGCTGGAAACTGCAAATGGCAGAGCCTCAATGCATGAGGCCTTCAAGCATTTACTTATAGCTGGAAATGTATTGCTCTATGTAGGACAAGAAGGGATAAGAGTTATACACCTGAACAGATATACGGTAGTCAGAGATCCGATGGGAACTGTTACCGAGATCGTAGTCGAAGAAGAATGTTATCCAGAAGCATTACCCGAAGGATTCTTGCCAGACGAGGACAAGGTTAATGCTGACAAGAAAGGTCCGACAAAGAAAACAGTGAAGATCTATACCTGCGTTAAATTTGAAGACGAGAAATGTTATTGGTATCAAGAAGCAAAAGGGAAAGAGATCCCTGGTACTTACGGGATGTGTCCAAAAGATTGCACACCCTGGATTCCATTAAGATTCCAAAGAGTTGACAATGAAGAATACGGAAGAAGCTATGTCGAACAGTATTATTCCGACCTCACCTCTCTCGAATCTCTTTACCAATCAGTACTGGAAGCAAGCGCAGCAGCAGCAAAAATTTTATTCCTTGTAAATCCGAACGGCACAACACGCCCACGAACACTGAGTTCTGCCGAGAATGGAGCAATCATTCAAGGTAATGCAGCAGATGTCACGGTCATTCAGGCTCAAAAAGGACAGGATCTACAAATAGCAAACAACATTATTGATCGAATTGAATCTCGATTGCAGTTTGCTTTCCTTCTTAACAGCGCAATCCAAAGACCTGGCGAAAGAGTTACTGCGGAAGAAATCCGCTATATGAGCCAGGAACTCGAAGCATCTATCGGAGGCTTGTACTCCATCCTTACCCAGGAACTACAGCTACCCTTGGTAAGAAGGTTGATGTATATCTTACAGAAGCAACGCAAGTTGCCTGACTTCCCTAAGAGAGAAGAAGATGGAGAGCCAATGGTTATTCCTAAGCCTGTTACAGGATTAGAAGCTATTGGCCGTGGCGATGACAGGAACAAGTTGCTTGACTTTGTTACTACAGCACAGCAAGCACTTGGCCCTGAAGTGATGGCTCAATTCTTAAACATGGATGAGCTGTTACGCCGTCTTGCTGCTAGCGGTTCTATTGACACAACTAATCTAGTTAAGTCAGAAGAACAGTTACAGCAAGAAGCTGAAGAAGCTGCTCAAGCACAGCAGCAGGCACAGCAACAACAGATGATGTCTGAACTGATGACATCACCAGCCGCTGCTCAAGTGGCTAAAAACTACACAGAAACAGGAGCACCTTATGGCCCCCAATTCCCAGAAGGAAGCGGACACCAAGACCCCGTCCCCAACACTATCCCCAGAGCAATCGGAAACCCAGGAGAACCCACAGGCCCAGTCCCTGAGTGAAGCGACTCCACCTAAAGAAGTTCCACCTCCTGAAGAGGGAGTAAAAGAATTGCCTGCTATTAAGTCAACAAAGCCTAAGAAGCCCAAGACTCCTAAGCAGCCACAGGTTATCAAGGATAGCCCTAATCACATCACCATCAAATAAACCAAACACAGACCCATGCCAGAAGCACTCACTATCAAGGACGAACCCACTCCGGCTTTGTCCCCAGATAACCAAGCAACTCTAAATGAAACTGACAACGTAGATACTGGTGAGCCGTCAAAGCTTGCAGGTAAATATGATTCAGTTGAAGCCTTAGAGAAAGCTCATCTTGAGCTACAGAAAAAACTTGGAGACTCAGAACCTGCCGAAGATTCTGGAATCACCGAGTCCGAGTCAGAACAAGAGGTTGAATCTGCTTCTGCTACTGAAATCTATGGCGATCTTGTTGGAGGGCGATTAGACGAAGCGGGTATTGACTTCGGTGATATGAACACCCGTTGGCAACAAACAGGAGAATTGCAGGCTGAAGATTATTCAGAGCTTGAGAAGGCAGGCTTCACCCGTGACATGGTTGACGCTTATCTTCAAGGAGCGCAATTCAGAAAAGATCAGGATACGGAATTAAGTGCTAAGCAATCAGCTCAAATCATGAGCGACTATGGAGGAGAGTCGGAGTATAAGAAGATGACAAGCTGGGCTGAGTCTAATTTTACCGAGGCAGAGCAATCTGCTTTTAACAAAGCAATTAGAAACCAAGATATTGAAGTTGTAAAGCTAGCTATTGCAGGGCTTTCAGCTCGTTACTCTGCCAACGCAGAGCGTGAGCCTAGGTTAATAGGAGGCAAGACAGCTAGAGAATCAACTGACAAATATGAATCAACAGCACAAATTGTTGCGGCGATGAATGACCCTCTGTATAAGACAGATCCCGCTTACAGGAAAAAAGTAGAAAATAAAATTGCTAGATCAAATGTGCTGTAACAGTTATCATTTAACTACCTAGACCTATTCACTGAAACTCTGGCCCCTTGCGAGGGACACCCAAGTGGAAGGAAGCGAGGTCAGGAACTCTCTTTCTTCTAGGTTTTATTCATGGCCAACATGACCGTTTCCAGGCTCGGCCTGGTAAACGCAACTGGTACTTCTTATGATGCCTTGTTCCTCAAGGTTTTCAGTGGAGAGGTACTGTCTGCGTTCCGTAAAGCTACGGTGTTCGAGAGCTTACATACTGTAAGAACTATCTCATCAGGCAAATCAGCACAATTTCCAATTATTGGACTTTCCAGTACTGGATACCATACGCCAGGCACCCAGCTGACAGGCAATGCCATCAAACATGCTGAGGCTACAGTCAACATTGACGACAAACTTGTATCACAAGTATTCGTCGCAGATATTGACGAGGCCAAGAATCATTATGATGTAAGATCTCAGTATTCAACTGAGATGGGCAACGCATTAGCTTATACTTTTGACAAGAATGTAGCTGCCACTATTGCACAAGCTGCACGTACATCTACCAACTTCAATACTGACCTCCCTGGAGGTACTCGTATTAAGATTGTTGCTGCAAACAAAGCTGCTATTACAGGTGCAAACCTTGTAGCTGCTATGTGGTCAGCAGCTGAACAGATGGACATTAACAATGTTCCAGCTGAAGATCGTACTCTTGTCTTAGGTCCAACTGAGTATTACAAGTTAGCCCAAACCACTGACGTTCTCAATAGAGATTGGGGTGGTTCTGGAGCATACGCCGAGGGATCTGTCTTGAAGGTTGCTGGTATCAGCATCGTCAAGTCCAACCATCTACCAACTACAAACCGTTCAGCAGTAACGGGTGAGAACAACACTTATCACGCTGACTACACTGACAGCGTTGGCCTTGTGTTCAACAAGCAAGCTGTTGGTACTGTGAAGTTGATGGATCTCAAGATGGAGCAAACCGGAGCTGATGTTCATGCCCTATGGCAGGGAACATTCATGGTTGGTTCCATGGCTCATGGTACAGGCGTTCTACGTCCTGACTGTGCAATCGAAATCTACTGGGCTACCAGTTAATTTCTGTTCTGGGGGTCTGAGCATGGCCCCCTCTTTTCTTATTCGTTATGGCATTAGCACGTACCACAGAACTAGAAGCAATCAACAAGGTCTTGCAAATGATGGGCGAAGCGCCAGTCAATAGTTTGCAAGGGCAGTTCGGTTTAGCTAAGCAAGCTCAAGACGCATTAAACGATGCAAGTAGGAGAGTGCAATCAGAAGGATGGTCGTTTAATACAGACTTCGAAGCGGCACTTGCTCGTAATGCAAGTAATGAAATTCAAGTTAATAACAGTGTGACCCGTGTAGTAGTAGACCCACAGTTGTACCCTGACTACGACATTACTCAAAGACAGGGAAAGTTATACGACAGAAAGAATCAAACCTATACTTTCACTCAAGATTTAAAAGGAGATATAACCATGATGCTTGACTGGGATGACCTCCCTGAACATGCCCATCAATACATAATGATTAGAGCTGGTCGTGAACTGCAAGAAGCAATTATAGGCAGTGCTGATCTAACAAAGATTAATCTCACTCAAGAGATGGAGGCACGTTCTCAGTTCTTAGAAGAAGAAACAACGAAGAGTCAGCACAACATGCTACGTGGCAATCCAAATCATGCTGGAGTATTCCCAACCTACAGACCAAGTCGTGCCGTTGTTAGGTAACCATGCCTTTAATTAGCTCTTCAATTCCAAACCTTATTAATGGAATCAGTCAGCAGCCTCCTGCTTTAAGACTTGCATCCCAAGCAGAGTCAGTAGTGAACTGCATGTCTAGTCCAGTTGAAGGTCTGAAGAAGCGACCACCAATGAATCACGTGGCAAAGCTTTTCTCTGGTAGCGCAGGTACTAACCGACCTTTTATTCACATTGTCGATAGAGATGGAAGCGTTAGATATTTAGTAATCATTCAAGACGGGGATCTAAAAGTATTCGACTTGGATGGAACAGAAAAAACAGTCAGCTTTCCTGACGGTAAAACATATTTAGATGTTGCAAACACGGCTGATCCATCAAATCAATTCAGAGTTGCGTCTGTTGCTGACTATACATTTATTACAAATAGAGAAAAGACAGTGGCCATGGACTCTGCCACTTCTACAAACTGGGGAACAAAGTCAATGGTCTTTATTAAGGCCGCTAATTACGATACAACATACAGAGTTAAGTTAAACGGAACAGAGAAAACTTACACTTCTCCTGCTTCGGGCAGTGGTACTCCAGATACAATTACTATTGCGAACCAACTAGCATCTGCGCTTAATACAATCTCTGGCTTTACTGTTACAAATACTGATTATATAATACGAATTACTAAAGATGATGGAGGTTCTTATACGTTAGAAAGTAGCGATACAAAGACAGGTACAGACACAAAAGCAATCAAAGGAACTATTGACGATATTACTGACTTGCCTGTTATTGCCGAACATGGATTCAATGTCAAGATTCAGGGAACTCAAGCTACACAGTTAGATGATTACTATGTAAAGTTCGAGGCTAGTGCTGGAAGTGGATTTGGTGGCGGAGTTTGGAGAGAGTCAGTAGCCCCAGGTATTGCTTATTTATTTGATGCGACAACTATGCCGCATACCTTAATTAGAAATGCTAACGGTACATTTACATTTCAAAAGTTTGCTTGGTCTGGTCGTGTTGCGGGTGATGTTGTTACGGCGAGAGAACCTAGCTTCGTAGGAAGTACTATTCAAAACCTAAACATATTCAGGAACAGGCTTGTCTTCCTTTCTGATGAAAGCGTTATCCTTTCCGCTGCCGACAGTTATGACAGGTTCTGGCCTGAGACAGTTCAGACTGTAATTGACAGCGACCCTATTGACTTAAGTACAGGTGGAACAGAGATTAACTTCCTAGTTTCCAGCTTGGCTTTTGCTAACACTTTGCTGCTGTTTAGCAGGCATGGTCAGTTCAGAATGGATACAGGTAATACCTCTATTGGATCAACGCTAACCCCTAAAACGGCGAACATCACCGCCATGACAACCTTCGACATGGAAAGCAGTGTTGACCCTATAGCAGTTGGTCGGAACATTTACTTTCCAATTCCGAAAGGAAGTTTTACAGGACTAAGGGAATTCTTTCTTCCTGATGCAAGTGGTCCCGTGCCTCTGTCCGAAGAAGTAACTGCTGCTGTTCCTCGCTTCATTCCTACAAACTTAACTAACTTAATAACTTCAGTTTCAGAGGAGTCTTTGGTTGCTATCAGTAAAGATGAGCCTAAGAAACTTTACCTATACAAATTCTTTTTTGAAGATGATACTAAGCTTCAATCTTCATGGTCTTACTGGGAAGTTAATGGAACTAAAACAATACTTGGTGCTGGAATTATTGATAGTGATATGTATATTGTCACGGAATATAGCGATGGAGTTTATCTTGAACACGTTATACTTCGACCTGAAAATGTAGATACAGGAACTTCTCTTGAAATACTTTTAGACAGAAAGACGACAGAGGCTGGCTGCTCTCTTGCAACTGCAAACCCTGGAGGAATAGGTGTTCAAACTACAGTGACACTTCCTTATCCGTTGGCTGCCAATTCAAGCATGGCAGTAGTTGGGAGATATGACACCAGCAACAGTAATGCAACCAATACAATGAAGCATGGAGAGATGAAGATCCCAACTGCTACATCAGCAACAGGCGGAGCTGGAGGTAATGGAACTATTACTGTAAAAGGAGATTTAACTAACTCTAAGTTTTATATAGGAGAACTATATGACATGACTTACGAGTTCAGCACTCCTCATATAAAAGAACAGCCAGCAGGTGGTGGTGTTGCTATAGCAGCAGGTCCAAGACTTCAACTTAGGAATTGGACTATTGTTTATGATGAAACTTCTTCCTTTGAATTAAAGATCACCCCAGCAGGCAGAGACGTAAACACCTATCCATTTAACGGAGTTACCGTTGGTCAAAGCCCTCCCTTGGTTGGTAACCCAAGCCTGGACACAGGAAGTTTTAGAGTTCCTGTTATGGCACGAAACATTGATACTAAAGTAGAATTAATTAGCAGCAGTCCTTTACCTTGCAGAGTGCAGTCAGCCGAATGGGAAGGGTGGTATCACACCAGAGCGAAGAGACTGTAGGTAAGTTTCATTGTCGTCCTTCAACAGTTGCTGACGTTCAAACTATTGCTGAAAATATGAGGACAGAAGATGTTGATGAGATAAAAGCACAGTCTGGAAATACACCAAGGGAAGGATTATTTTTTTGTTACTTTATGTCCAAGCCGTGCGTGACTATTGTTAGCCGCCATGGTAATCCTATTGGAATGTGGGGAGTCGTTCCGCTAGATAACACAGCGGGAAGAATATGGATGTTAGGTTGCGAAGCAATGCTCAAAGATGCAAGCGATAAATACAATTTTCTGAGAGAATCAAGAAAAGAGTTAGCTAAACTTCATGGTCAATACCCATTATTGACTAATGTAGTTGATGCACGAAACACCGTTCACGTTCGATGGATTCGATGGATGGGTTTCACTTTTATCAAAAAGCATCCACAATGGGGACCAGAACACCGTATGTTTTATGAATTCGTGAGGATCTAATTTATGTGCGATCCGACTGGAGGCTGGTTAATTGGTAGTGCAGTTCTGGGCATAGCTCAGGCCTACACAGGGTATCAGGCAGCGCAGGAGCAGACTCGTATTGCTAACGCAAACGCTCAGCAGCAATATGAATTTCAAGTATTACAAGCATCTTCACAAAGAAATTACGAATCAAATAGGCAACAACTGCAAGATGATTTTAGAGAACAAAATGAGTGGCTAGCTCGTAATGCTTTTGAAAGTCAAAATGCACAACTAAATCTACGCATACAACAAGAACAGTTGCTTGCGTCTCAACAGAAAAAAGAAGCAGCCAAGAAAGCATTGCAGCTTAAAGGTGAAGTTGTTGCTGCTGGTCGAGTAGGTAACACCATAGATAATTTGATTGCTGATGTATACCGACAACAAGCATCGTTTGACTTTGCGACTGGACAGAATTTAGCGTTTGCAAGTAGGCAGGCGCAAGAAGAGAAGAGAGGACTGCGATCGCAAATGGCAGGACGAATAGCATCAGCTCAGCCATACTTACAACGAACGATTCTTGATCCTGTGAAACCAATAATGCGTAGCTCGCCTAGTGCGCTGCCGTTTGTCTTACAAGGTCTTGGCGCCGTGGCTCAAGCCGGTGCGGCTGGGGCAAGCTATGACCTACAGAAAGCTGCATTAAAGAGCAAGCAACCTTCAACATTGGATTTAGTATCACACTACTCAAAACCGTAAATGGCACGTCAACTCGGATCTGGTAAAGCAACAGGCAAGATTGCAGGATCTCAAACCTCTGGCCGATTAATAGGTGGTGTTGCCTCAATGTCAACGGCTGGAGCCTTGGCAGGGAAGTCAATCACTCCTCCTTCCCTCCGTGTCTCAGCAAGAAATGTTGACACGTATTTCAACCCAGGAAAAATAAATGCGCCAACGCCAGCAGTGATGTTTGCGCCGCCTCCGATACCTGATACGTCTCAAGATTTGGTAAGACTAAGTAAGTCATTAGGAATGTTGAGCAGACCCCTTGAACAAATGGGGGCGAACGCAGTTCAGGCAGAGGTTCAAAGAGAAGAAGAGATTAAGGCTTCAGCCCAGGCAACGCAAAGACTAATAACACAGCAGTATCCAGGTCAAGACTTTGCTACCGCAAGAGATGCAATAGAGAAGAAGGCTGCAGCTGGAGACAAGCAAGCTAAAGATTTATGGGTTCACATGCAAGCCCAAAGCCCTTTGCACATGGGCTATGTCAACAGATATATAAGCATGAGCAATCTGCGCCAGGATCTTGATACGGCTGCGGATAGATGGGACAAGATGGATAATGTAGCTGGTACTCAGATAGATATAAATACAAACAAACCAATCCTAGTTCCTATGGAGGAGCTGGAGCCAGGTGATCCACGGTTGATGTCAGCAATGACAGGCCTCTTGCGTATACCTGATGATCCAGTTGTTATTGCTCAATTTGAACCGTTAATTTATGGCAAGTATTCAGAACTAACAAAAAATCATGCAGCAAGACACGCTGAATACAAGAAACGTACATTTATAAGAAGCTTGAATTCAGTTCAGGTATCAGCATTGGCTAGCCCAAACTTAACGCCCACTCAATCAGCCAATGTTATTAGCGCTTTACTTACAGACGGAAGAAATGTACTTGGAGTTGAAGGATACAAAGAAGTATTGGAATCAATAGGTCCGCAGCTAACAGCTATAGCGACACAGCTAAGTACAGTACTTCACTTAGACGATGGTTCGACAATAGGCCTTGATGATCCTGTCCCTGAGGGGAGGCTTGTTAGAAAAACAGAAGTAATTCCAGAACTTCAACTACACTATCTACATAGAACTCTTTCAATTTTCGACCGAATAAAAGCTGGTCCTAATGGTGAATTGCTAAAAGACAGGCTAGGGGACAAAGGCAGTGCAGATGCAAGAATTAAGATCTATCAAGACGTTTTAAAAACTACGAACAGCATAGCTTCTAGTGTTAACACAGCAGAGAAAAATCAAGGCAACAAACTAGGTGAACTATCTGCTTCTCAAGCTGGGCTAGATGATCCAGATGTTTATTTAAATCCAGATAAACTTGCAGCGGCAATGGCTAAAGCTGGAAATCTAATAGCAAACGATCCTGTTTACAAGAATAATCCATTAGTTCAAAAGGCAGCCTTAAGTTATTTAGCTGAGTACGCAACCTCGAAACGAAGGGTTTATTCCGAGCCAGTGCAGGAGTTATACAAGAACGAAGCAGCGAAAATAGTGGACGACCCAATGCTTAATGCAGAACAAAAAAGAGTAAGACTAGACGGATTGGTTACTAGAGGATTAGCTCCTAAGAATGCTCGCCAATATTACAAAGCCATAGGAGATATGCACCGAAGTGAAAATGATGGGCATGACAAGGCAATGCTAAAGGAGATTAAAGAGCAAAGAACACAACTGGAAAATATACTCAAGAAGAAGGGAGTAGGAAAAGAAAATTTCAACTGGCTATCTGAGTACTATGAATTCTTTGAAGGTGCTAATGGACTAACCGCTAGAAGAGCGAAGAATAGGCGGATTATGCTTAGCAAGCCAATGCCTAAAGCGTATGACGGATCTGAGGAGCAATGGGTAGTTGAGAGAGAATTACTATGGCGACAGTCGGACCTAAAGCTAGTAACTGACTCGGCTGACAGTATAAAAAAACTAGGAACTGAGGTTTTAGGTGTTCAGCAATCTGAGATCATTTCGCTTAACGAAGCTCAATTCAGAAGAACAGATATTAATAATTACAGAAGAGCTGTAGGTAGGAAAAATATTCTTTCAACCTCTGAATTTACTGCCGAGCTAAACACTCTTGTAAGCAGAAATGAGCTGTCGCCAAAAATGATAAAGCTTTTAAGACATGTTCAATACACAGGAAGAAAAGACGGGCAAGGTGTTGGTGATTTCTTTATGACGCAATGGAAAATGCATTACCCTAACAAGCCTATTCCCCAGGAAGTAAAGAGGCGTTTGCTTGAAGCTAATGATGACAGTGCCAACAGAGGAATAAAGAGATTTAGTCGTGGTCGATCTATTTCGGACACAGAAGAAAAGAGAGATCAAGAAAGAGCAAGCATAAGAAGGCCATCACTGGCTGGATTGCTTGTAGCAAGCTTCCTTGGAGGTCCCGTCTCTGCACATGAAATGCCATACAAAACTCTTCCTGCTGTCGATGGAGATCACGGTGGATTATTTGCCTTAACAAGATCAGGGGAAACATTGCCAGGTACTAACCCGTATATAAACGCTTTCCCTAATACAACAATTCCAGGCTTGGATCAGCTATCTCTAAGACAGGTCTACAATCTTTCTAAGAAGAATAACAATCAAGCGCTAGGAGCAGTTCAAATTCAAGCTGTAACCCTCAAAGATGTTATCGATCTAAACTGGGCTGAAGTTAATTGGGATGACACGTTCGACAGAAAAACTCAAGAAAAGATTTTCTGGGGATTAATTACAGCTAATAAGAAAGCAAAAGACTTCCTTCATGGCAGGACTCCATACAGCAATGAAGGGATTAATGCAGTAGCGGAAACAATGTATAAGACTTGGGCAGCTCTTCCTATGCCAAACGGAAAAAGCTATTACAAAAACAATACGGCCCATGTTTCAGTGACTGATTTTCGTGAAGCGATCATTAGAGCAAGAGAATCTATTACTGGAGAACACTTTCATCAACGCTAAACTATTCCCATAGCCCTAAGATCTAATGTCAAGCAGTTACAATCCTGGTCAAGATGAAGACGATGAGCAAAGCCTTGTCGAAGAGACTCCTGCTAAAAGTGCTGTTTCTGTAGAAGACTCAGAACCGACTCTTGAGACTCAAGAACCTTCAGGCGAAGGAGGTTTAAATGTTTCTGATGACGGTTCTGTTACATGGGAAGGAGACGTTTTCAAAGAAACCGAACACGCAAGAGAAGGCCGTGACCCAATATCCGAGCTTGCCGCTCAAATTCCTATCGTATCTAGCGCTCAATCAATTGGGGGAGGGATAGGCACAGGGCTTTCTGTCTTTATACAAGAAGCAGTTAAGGATGGTTTCAGCAAAGAAGATATAAGGACTGCTCTTCAAGAGACAAGTGAATATATAAGACACGATATTTCAGGAGGAGGGCTAGGAAGGTCTGTTAGTCGAGGAGTATTTGGTGGAGCTACTGATCTCATTCAAAATGTTGCAAATCTTACGCAACCAAATAGAAAAATCAAAGATGGAGATGTTGGGATCTTTTTTGGCGACCCGCTAGAGAGAGTTGCGAAGCAAACTTGGGGAGAAGAATTAACAGGGCATGTATCTAATATTGCTGGTCTATTTCTTATAGGCAAATATGTGCTTGTCCCAGGATTAAAGGCAGCGACTGCTGCCGCTACTACGATTGGGCCAGCATTTGTTACAAAAAGCATTGCCTCTAAAGCTGCTTCTCAGCAAGCATTAAGGGCATCCGTTCAAAAGATTTTACAAGGAGCTGCTAGTCAGCAAGGAAATCTGCAAGGTATTGGTTGGGGCAATAGGTTCTTATGGCAAAAATATCTTTCTTGGGCAGGAGTTAAAGCAGTAGAAGGATCAATCTTTGGTTACGCCTATGACTATGCAGCCGTTAACCGCATACCTAACGGGTACTGGGAACAGCTAGAGCAAGGAGGGCAACAATGGATATCAACCACGCCTTGGTACGCTCCCTCTCTTACAAGGATCTCCCCAGATGACACCGTAGGAGAAGCCGCCAGAGCGGAAGCTTTAAACGGCTTATTTATACATGGACCAGGAGGAAACATTCTAACTTCAGGTATTGGTAAAGGGTTTAAATATGCCAATAGTTACAGGAGAAATATTCACATTCCTCGCATAGAAGGAGAAACAACAGCAGCATTAAAAGATAACTTTGAGAAAGGTGGTCCTCCTATCAGGGAAACCTACGAAGCAAGCAAAGTCAGGGGATTCAATCAAGAAAAGATTCAAAACCTTAAAGAAAAAGGCAATGTCAGAAAACCTCTCTGGGAGAACGGTCTTGAACTCCAAAGAGTGATGGAACTTGATGACATCGTAAGAAATAACCCTACAAAGGCAGACGAGATTATTGCTTCAACTCCTCCAGACGAAGTGGTAGACGCAGCCATGAAAGTTACAGGAAGAGAATTGGAGAAGGTTGAGCTAGAAGCAAGAAGAATTATGGAAACATCGGACGATACGGGCATGAACGCTCAGCGTCCTGACTACACGCAGACACCAACGGCTAGGCCAGGGTTTACTCAGACGAAGGTTGAGTCAGTAGAAAATATGGTCGTCAGGCCACAGGAAATGCAATACAAAATTGAAGGGGCTTCTTCCAAGAGAGGCGTTTCCGGGTCAGCCTTTAAAGCAAAAGAGTTTAGATCTGACTTGGCGGGTGTCGTAACAGTTTGGCGTGATCCAGCGAATGGAGAGCTTGTTGTTGTTAATGGACACAACAGGTTCGATCTAGCCAAAAGATCTGGCGCTAGCCAAATGAATGTCTTAGAAGTTGAAGCTCCAGATGCTCAAACAGCTCGCAGTATTGGCGCATTGCAAAACATTGCAGAAGGAATGGGAACCTCTTATGACGCTGCAAAATTTATACGTGACACAGGGATGTCGCCAGACGACTTAAAGAATCAGGGGCTTGATTTAGGTGGTTCAGTTGTTCGTGAAGCTATCCCTCTTTCTCGCTTACCAGATGATTTATTCGACAAGGTTCTGCAAGGAAAAATAGACAAGACAAGAGGTATTGCTCTTGGCTCTGTTGAAGATCTTGATCCAGCAATAGTCAGAGATGTCGCAAAGAAAGCTCAAAAGTCTCGCTGGTCAGCAGCCAAGATTGACCAAGCAATGCAGGAGGCAAGATTTGCAAGCACAGAAGAAGGGCCAGCCGACTTGCTAACTCTTATAGGAGACAGGCGCTTTGACCCTAAAACCAGTGACTTCGGAAAACTAATTGATCTCAGAACCGAAGCCTATAGAAGATTAAAAGAAGAAATGATTGCATTAACCTCTGCCGCTAGAGGTGGAACCAGGAAAGAAATACTTGAACAGGCTGGGAATGTTGTCGATGTTGCGGGAAGTAGGTCTGCTAAAGATAAAGCTTCTACAGCATTACAAGTTTTCAATGAAGTTACCGCCTATGTCGGTCCAGTCAGGAATATCTTGGATGAGATGGCTAAAGAGTTACAGCCTGGAACTACTGCCAAGAAAGTAGTTGATAGTAATCTTGATCGCTTAAGAACTGCTATTCAGCAAGAAATTGAAGGTGGTTTTAATCGACCAGCTCCAACCCCAGCAAGGGCAATTAACCGTCAAGCTAAAAAGACTCCTGTTGAGTCGAAGGCAGAAGCTCCAGCTTTAGAAGTTGACCCACGAATTAAAGCGTTAGGAGAAGAACCAAAAGTACCAGAACCTCCAAGAGGTGGAGAAACAGGGTTCAATGAAAGCGATGCCAAGGTTGTAATAGACGAAGGGGAGAGAGCTAGATACGAAAAAGAACTGAGAACTTATAACGAATATTGGAACAAAAGAGATGCAATAGAAGAAGAGCTTGGACTGCTTCGACCATGGGACGAGATTATCAAGGAAGCAGAAGAAGCTGGTATCGATACTCCAGGACTGCTTTCTTGGTATTTACCTAACGCAGGAAACGCTGGTGACGCTATTCCTCAAGGCCGTGCATTCTTCAATATTGTTGACCAGGCAGAGTCTGTTGCTAATGCCAACGTCCACTTAATTGACGAGATCTACAGGATTGCAGGACTAGAGACAGGTATTGAATTCCCTGACCAACTAAAAGGAAGAATGACACTTAGGCAGGCAATGGCCTACGGACAAGCACCTGGAACTCCTTATTCAGCTTCCGGTCAATTCCTTGACTTCCAAAGCGCAGTGAAGGCTGGTTCTACCTCTCCTATGTGGGCTGGCTCAGATGCTCGGTACATCTCTTTTATTGAGAATCGGTCTGAGTTTGTTAAGGACACAGTGCTAGTTGCTGTCTTCAATGAAAGAGGTATGCCTCTGGACTTCAGAAGCAGGCTAAGTGCAGCACATCATGAAGCTTTCCATCGTCTTCAAATGAGATTCCTGACTCCTAAAGAGATGAGGATATTAGCCAATAGCGAGGGGGCTCTAAGGAAGCTAGCGGCAAGAGATGTCCGAGGAGATTTGAGAACACAAATTCTTGACGGAACTACTCCTATGGTTGAAGTGGAAGCAATCGCCTTTGGTAATTGGTGGAAATACATGGACGAATATATTGTTGATATAAATCATCCATGGGCAAAACCATTCCAAAGAATACGTCAGTTCCTAGAGCGTGTATCAAATCTCATAAGAGGCGGTGGATTTAAAACTTGGTCAGATGTTTTTGACGAAGCATTTGAAGGAGATATCGCAAAACGAGGAATTAGAGATGACGCTTACGGCAATCCATTCGCAGGAGAAGCAAGATACATGGGCGAATTTGAAGGAGGGCTGCTATCTGTTGATAACAATTCCAAACCACCCAACATTAGAGAAGGTGGAGGTGGAGGTGGTCCTGATGACGCAAATTTCGCAAGAGAATTTGCAAAGCTTTACGAGCAGAACAGAGAGCAAATCCTTACTGGTGAAATAGACGCAGGGGATCTTTGGTCTCAAAACAATTTCACATCTGTACAAAGCGAAGCAGGTAAATATGTTTACAACTTCCAAAGCGAAGACTTGCTTGCAGGCATGGAAGGAATGAGCAGAGCTGATGGCAGAACAAGAGCAGAATTGACAGGGCGACCTATTTGGAACGGAATAGAAACGCAGAAGATTGCACATGAATGGTTTAAAAGAAACGCAGAAGATCCAAACATTGGAGCCAGTGTCCTAAGAGGTTTGTCATCAGTCAGCGAAGGCCTCTATCGACATGAAGTCGGAGCGCTGCATCGTGCGCTGGACTTTGCAGACAAGTTACAAGCAAGAGCGCAAACAGAAGCATCGAAATGGATTAACGCTGCAAGCAATCCAAATATTGACCAAAGAGTTCAACTAGCTCGTCTTGTAGTGTCAGCCGACTCTGCAAGAAGAATGCATATAGCAATTGCAAATATCACAAGAAGATGGAGCCATCTTGGACTAGAAATGCAACTTCCCAGGGACATCGATACATATCAAATCCCTGACAACTACAGGCTTCCTGACGTTTCAGATATTCCAGAAGCAAAAGGTCGTGGAGCTGGTCCTGGTCCTGGGGGAGGAGTTGTGGATTCTGCGTTGCGAGAAGAATTACAACCTCTTGCAGGAACTAATTCAGTTATGGATGAATTCACTTCTCCTTTCTCTGGCCTGAATGAGTCGCTCAGAACAGGCATAATTGATTTTGATGCTCAAGTAGCAGGTGACGCAATAGCCGACTCATTGCTAATCATGGGCGATGCTCCCAGCTCAAGGTCAAAATTCTGGACGAAATGGAACAGACAAGGCTATGGCAAAAACAAAGAAGACCTTGGTAAAGCTATTCAGATGGTTAAATCAAGCAACTTAATATCTTCAGGAATTACTGCCTCGAAAGGCATTATGAACGGAGTATTTAATCTCAGTCAGCTCACCCTTTCTCAATCAATGGGTGGCCTGCTTGCGAAAGATACAGACAGGGCTTTGTTTGGTCTGCAAATGTTTGGTAACTACTGGAACAATCTCTATATGGGATTCCGCAATGCAGGGGTAGCGCTAAGAACAGGAAGGCCTGTCGGTAACGTAGCTCGAACTAGCCTTGATTTTCTTGACACCAAAGCAATGCAAGAAGCTCAAGGAGAATTGATACCTAGCGGAGAAAGAAGTGGCTACACAATTAACTACCCAAACATCAGTCCTGAATTTGCGGAGACCTCAGCAGGCAAGTTATTTACTGCATTATGGAGAGGGCTTGCTACTCCAGGCGCTCGACTTGCCGTAGGAATTGATTCGTTTAACAGTACCGTTGCAGGCTGGTCTTATGAATATTTCAGGCATGTACCAAGAGGTATGGAACTAGCGGTAGATTCTGGTCTTACAAAAATGAGTCCAGAAGCTTTCGACTATGCATATAAATATGCTCAACGCAGAGTTGATGATGCCTTGACTGACGCAGTGATTGATGGGAAGACTTTCTCTGATGTCGCTTTAGAGAGTCCACATGCTCAGAAATTCATGGATGCAGTGAACTTCACAGATGAAGTAATGGCAGAGCTGGAGCCAAGAACAGTTAAAGATGGTTTTGAAAGAGGAAAGGCAAGAGGTCTTGAAGGAGAAGAGCTGACTAAATTTGCAAATGACTGGGTAGAAAAAGGTGACTGGACTCATCGAGTAGCAGAAACAGCAATGAATAGCTGGGTTCCTTTTGGGAGGTTTGGATCAGCTCCAGGTCTTCTCTTGACGGGTCTAGCTGAGATACCTGTTGTTGGACCTGTTGTCAAATTTGTTCAACCATTCATGAGAGTCCCAACCAATATCTTCAAAACCGCCTTAAGGTCTAGCCCTGCGGCTCCTTTTGTAGATACTTTCTGGAGAGATATTACAAGTTCAGATATTGGAACTCGTCAAAGAGCTATGGGTCAAGTCGTTATTGGCTCTAGTGCTTTAGGACTAATAACGATGGCAACAAACTTAGGCAGAGTCCGAATTAATGGAAGTGGACCCACTGACCCAAAAGCCTTTCAAAAATGGATCAAAGATAGGCAGATACAAAACAGCTTCCAATTCTGGAATGACGAAGAAGGTTATTGGGATGCTCCAGTTTCCTTGGCAGCGATGGAACCTTTTGCTACTTTGTTCCAAGCAATTGGAGACTATAACGATGTTCAGGCGATGCTTCCTCAAGCAGAGAAGAACAGACTAGGCGAAGCCCTAGTCCTTGATTTGATTCAATTAACGTTAGCTGGGCAATTAAGCAAAAGCTATTACCAAGGAATTCAAGAACTTGTGGAAGTATTTACCGATCCTCGTAAGATCTTTACTGGTCCAAACAGAATTGGCGCTCGAAACAGAGCGCTTCAAAGAGCAATCGCCACAATGCTTCCACTGCATTCAATGTTGAAGCAGAGCAGAAAAGTTTACGATCCAGTACCAAGAGGAATCGAGCCAGCCTTAGACGCAGAGGGAAACCCAGAAGCATTTGCATTCTGGAAGGAAACATGGGCAACCACCGTAAATCTTATCCCTGGATATTCAGAAGATAATCCTGCAATTATTGACTGGTCTGCTCCTGGCGGTCCTCCTGTTCATGCTCCTAGCCTTTTCTTCTCAAGAGAAATGGCGGAAAACTTCCCATGGATGGCATGGGGTCTTCAATTCGTACCTCCAATTGCTGCATTTGGCAGGGGAAGAATGATTACAGATCCTGTTCATCAAGAGATGGCAAACTTACATGGAACAGGGACATCGTTCCTCGGTCCACAAGCTATTGACTTTGGGAAAGAAGGAGAGGTCTATCTAACTCCAGGGGAGCTAAATGAATATCGCAAGATCTTTGCCACTGTTGTTGACGAAACGGGAAGAACCTGGCATCAGTCTGTATTGCTTTTACTGAAATCAAAAGCCTATGAACTTGCCAGACAAACTGATATAAAAGAAGAGGCAACAAGAAAGAAAGGTGAAGTTCCTCATCGAGCTGCCTTGATACAAATGGAAATAACAAAATTCAAAGGCTTAGCTAAAGAAAAGTTTGAATTAACAGTGCCTAAAGGTATTCAAATCAGAGAAATACGAGAAGATAGAGAAAATAGAAACAATGCATTGGAGGTAATTAAACAAAGCGGTGGTTACGATAGCTCTAACGCTAACTTTGATCTTCTTCAACTGAACGTCTAATGGCCTACGCCCTACACATTTACACCAGCACTACCGCTGGACAAGTAGATTTCCAGTTCACCTTTCCTTACATCAAGGAAGAACACGTAAAACTCTATGTTAATTACACAGAGATCACTTACTCCGTTGCGACTAGAGGTGCAGGTGTTGCTGGATTTCAGATCTATACCGCTGGTGGCAACACTTACGCTCGCCTAAACGACACTAATGGCCTTGCTTCTGCTAATACCCGTGTCGAAGTTAAAAGGATTTCTTCCCTAGCAGGTGTTCTTGTTGACTATGCAGATGGTTCAACTCTCGTTGCAAGCGACTTAGATACCAGCAACCTTCAGCACTTATATATTTCACAAGAAGTCGATGACGCTCTAAAGCAGGGTGTATCTATTGACCCTACTACTGGTCTTCCAAGCCTAGGCAACCAAAAGTTAACAAAAGTTGCTGATCCAACAGCAGCACAGGATGCAGCGACAAAGAACTATGTAGATACAACAACTCAACCAGTAGATGCAGAGTTAACAGAACTCGCAACAATGAGTTCAGGAACAGCTTCTTCTCTTGCTGATCTAACTAATACAGAAGTCCAGATCCTAGATGGCGCAACAGTTACTACTGATGAATTAAATAAATTAGATGGAGTAACTGCTACGACAGCAGAGATTAACTATGTCGATGGTGTTACTTCTAATGTCCAGACTCAGCTAGATGCAAAGCAACCATTAGATGCAGAGCTAACAGAACTAGCAACTATGAGTTCTGATACAGCCGCTGCATTGGCTGATCTAACTCAAGCTGAAGTACAAATACTTGATGGTGCAACTCTTTCTACTGCTGAACTGAATTTTGTAGATGGAGTTACTTCTGCTCTGCAAACACAATTAGATGCCAAGCAACCATTAGATGCTGACTTAACTAATCTTTCTAGTTGTCAAACTGGAGCAGCAGCAAACATTGCATTACTGACATCAGGTGAAGTTGCAATCTTAGACGGAGCAACTCTTTCTACTGCTGAACTGAATACCTTATCTGGAATCACTTCATCAACAGGAGAACTAAATAAATTAGATGGTGTTACTTCTACTACTGCAAACTTAAACGTAGTAAGTGGCATGACTAAAGCCACATCTCTTACAAGTAATAGCGATACAGAATTACCAACATCAAAAGCGGTAGCAGATCATGTAACTGGTGTTGTTAATGCCCTTGGTGGATTTGTTGCAATTAATGGGCCTACTAACTTCCCTGCCACACAACCAGCTCAAGGTGTAGTTGTCAGTATTAAGGATGTTGGATCAGGATTTACAACTAGCTCTAATGAAATAACTATTACTAATGGAGCTGGTACAAATAAGAATGTAAGAATTACAGGCTTTCCTTCTGAATATGCAGCAGCGACACTAACAGATGATACTGGCTTACAAGTTACATCTGATATAACAAATAGTACAAGTGGAACACCTGCTGTTCATAGATACGTTTATCACAAACAACTAGCAAAAGAAAGTGACGTTAAAGCACTGAGCGATGACATCAATAACTTTAATGAGAGATATAGAGTAGGTGGTTCTAATCCTTCTAGTGACAACCATGCTGGTGATTTATTTTATAACACTGGCACTGACAAGATGCTGGTTAGAAATGCAGCTAATAACGCATGGGAAGAAGTTCAATCTATTGGTGAGTTCTTTATAAATACAATCTCAAGTGCAGGCAGTGGAAGTGATTCTCCTCCTGGTGGTAGTGCAACATTTAATGGAACAGCTAGGAAGTTTACTCTTAGTAATCCACCAAGTTTTGCACAACAATTAATTGTAAGTATTAACGGTGTTATTCAAAAGCCAAATTCAGGTAGTAGCTTTCCATCAGAAGGCTTTAGTCTCAATGGATCTGTTATTCAATTAGCTGCTGCTCCAGCTACAAATGCTCCGTTCTTTATTATTACAATTGGATCATCAGTTAACATTGGAACACCATCAGCAGGGACAGTTAATTTAGCTAAGTTAAATACAAGTAATACAGGAAGTACAGGCCAGTTCTTAAAGAAAGATGGATCGACTGAAGGTATTGGCTGGGCTGATGCTGGTGATGCAGATAAAATTACCGTAGGTGATACAACTGCTGAAGTTACAGATACAGGTAGTAATGGAACATTTAAAATTACACTTGATGGTGCTGCAACCGAATCATTTAGCGTAACTGATACGGCCCTTAACCTAGGTAGAGCTGGAAGCAATACTGCTAACAGTGACCTAAACCTATCTGGAGCTATTAAATTTGGATTCACTAATGCAGGAACATATCCATATATAAGGACAGATGGATCAGGCAATCTTGAAATTACAGGTGCTTATAACGCTGGTGGCTCAATAGGAACTGTCTGGACATTTGGTGGTTATCAAGGTACACACGTTTCTGGTGGAAATATCAATCCTTCAGCAGATAGTACTTATAGCTTAGGAACTAACTCTGTACGCTGGACAAATGTATATGCAGACAACCTTTACGGAGATGGATCAAACCTAACAGGGGTAGCCGCTGCTTCTGCTGATGGAACAATGTATAAGAATACATTAGCGATCAGTAACGACACAACGATAGCTGCTACGGAAGGAGCACATTCAGTTGGCCCAATTACAAATAATGCTACCGTTACTGTTAACGGAACCTGGGTTATCAGCTAGAATCTTATTATGGCTTTAGTACTCAACGGATCAGCAAATACAATCTCTGGTTTAGCTGTAGGCGGCTTACCTGATGGAATAGTAGATAACGATATGCTTGCTAATAATGTTAATACAGTTACTCACTATGACTGCTGGAGACTTGCTACTAATTCTACTGATGAAGATGAAGATCCACTTGGATCAGCAACAGCTATAGAAAGAGCAATTGACGCTAATGGGAATAAGCCGGGGTTCGGTACATTTGGTGATCCTATGACCCATAGCGGAGGGATTTTTTCTTTTCCTGCTACGGGTTATTGGAAAGTAGAATTTCAGGTTGTAATGAACTGTCCTGATGCCTCTTATAATAATAATACGTCAATAAACGTTACAACTGATGGAGGTACTACTTGGAACGCTCTAAGCACCTCACAAGGAAGCGTTAATGATGATAACGATCAGGTTTATAATACAAACTACTGTAGCTTGGTTATAGATGTGACTAATGTAAGCAATGTTAAAGTGAAATTTTCAGTCATGCAGCAGGATGCAGACGCTTCAATTCTTGGACAGTCTGAGTACAATAGAACCTGCATGATGTTTACACGCATAGGTAATACATAACATGGGAAGTATTAAACTGCCACACGCATCAGGAAATAGCATGAGCATCGCAGCTCCTGCAACTAATCCTGCATCTGATTTAGAACTTAAATTACCTGCAACTATTGGTACTGCTGG